CTAACTTTGCAACAGTGCCATAATTTCAGCCTGAATGTCGCGGGTTGCCCCCTGAACATCATTAAGCCATGCAGCGGTGACAATAGTGCCGAGTTGACCGGTAGTCGGATCACCGTCATGAAAAGCATGGTCAGTTGTATCGATAGGCGGCATTAAATTCTGCATATCACGATTCCTGATAAGTAAAATAACAATAGGTGTGTGCGGGTTTTAAGTCCTGGAACAGGCTTTCAAGAACGGAATCCGCATAGACAGTCAGCCGGTCACCGGCAGCGGAAACACCGGCACGAAAACGGTATGGCTGCACTTTGGAGCCATAAACATTAACGACCCACAGCCATAAAGCATCTTTGTGCATCAGCCGGTCACCGGCACGGTTTACACCGGCCTGAAAAGGCTGTGGCTCTTCTATGGTGATTCTGTACCCCATACGCTCAGCCAGATGAATGAAGTAAGGAACGGAGAGTCCGCCGGTTTCTGACAGCTTAAACAGCACCATTTCAAGGCGCTGCTGATACGTCTGACTGTAATCAGTTGTCAGTCCCAGAACCCGTTCCCAGTCAGCCAGTAACGCATCCGAAAAAAACGGGGTGACCCCGTTTCGTACCCGTTCAGCCTGTTTTTGTGCCTTTGTCAGCTGGTCAGCCTCAGCCTGCAGTTCTGCATCCAGTACGGGTGCATCCGTACCGTAACTGACCGGCGGCAATAACAGCTTCAGCAGGGATTTCATGCCATCATCCTCACGGTGACAGTACCGGGCTGCAGCCATTCCAGATGATCGGCATCAACCAGTGCGGGGACATTACCCGCAGGTTGTATAAACAAACGGTCACGGATGCCCGGAATCAGGGATACAGCGGTTTCTGCATCACTGCGGGTAAAACTTTCGCCGGGGGCAAGTCTGGACATTACCGCCTGAATTTCTGCTTTCACCTGTCTGACGGCATCATCCTGCGAAATACCGGCAATACGGATCTCAATATCAAAATCGATACGGCGTTGCTCAGGAGCCAGTACCAGTGAGTTTTTGGCCGTGACCGGACGCACATCATCGATATGCGCCTGTGCGGCATCGATAATCTCCTGAGAAGGCAGACCATCAGCCGATGTGATCGCCACATCAACCGTACCCGGACCACGGCGCAACGGATAAACAAAGGCATTGGTCACACCCGGCACCTCAAGCGCCCAGCGGCGGTAATCATATTTATTACCGCCTGCAGGAGGTCTGCGGATCAAATCCAGAAGACGGGCCAGTAATGCCGCATCCGTTTCTTTATCTGTACCACCGTTCATCGGATGAATGAGCACACGGCTGTTAACGCCCATCGGGGCACTGACCAGCTCTGCCGGGGTAATAACACTGATGTTTGATGCAGTACCGGGTATCGTGGCACTGACCGGGGCTGAAGCCTTGCCGTCCTCACCAAACACCACCTCCTGTGTGGTGATGACACTGAGGGTTTCCCCCCTGATTTCCTGTCCGGACGGCAGAACCGCGTACGGTGTGCTGGTAAAGTCTGCAGTGCCGGATGCTGTGGTTGCCGGTTTGCGGATGAGATTGCGGGTTCTGGCATGCAGCTCAAGAAAATCGCTGTCAGCGGTGTCCGGAAAAATCTGACGGACAATCCATGACTGATGCTGATAAATCCCTGTTGCAACGCTGGCAACGGATGAGGCGCGGATAAAAAAATCACTGTCAGACCCGGTATCTGCATCCGGAAGCTGGTTTTTGATATCCCGCAGAATCTCACTGCGGATTTGTTCAAAGCCGGGTGTGATGAACATTATGCAATCCTTACCTGGTGTTTAAAGGTACGGACATTGTTTCCGGCATCCGTGACGGTGATCCACAACAGAGCGTGATGCCGTCCGTCACTGTGTACACTGACCTCAACGGACTCAGCGCGGCCGTCATCTGTCAGTGGCTTCAGTGCCTGCTCAGCATACTGGCGGGCAAGGCGGTAAACACGGGACACATCTTTTTCCCGCGTCAGTTCGTGCAGACGGGAGCCGAGGGTTTTATCCGCCCAGTAACTGCCGAGCGGCGTCGTCAGGCGCAGATAAACCGCATTAGCGAGAGAATCAGTCCGGGTGTTGGTGTAGTCACCTGTCAGGGGATTTAAGAGTCTGTCCATGCTGTCATTCTGACAACACGGACAAAAGAAAGGAGTTGGCGGGGTTCAGCACTTAGCCGGATTAACCGACAGGTTTACCGGTATTACCGCCGTTGTTGCCGTTGGTATGTTCATGGCCGGTCAGTGATATCTTACCGGCTTTCACATCGCCGTCAGTGGTATAACTGCCGGATGTCTGGCTGATATTACCCTCAAAGTCTGCACCGGTGCCACCCTTAATTGACATCCCCCCGTTACCGGTGATTTGCTCCATTGCCGTAAGGCGCTGACTGGTGGTGACTTCCGGGGTGTTAAAGTCCGCTTTACTTTCCGCATTTACTTCAAATTCTTTGCAGTTCACCCGGAAAACATCGCAGTCTGTCTCAATGATTTTTCCGCGCTTCAGAACGATTTTAGCCCCCTCATCGGTGTACAGTGCCACTTCGCCGGATTTCAGCCCGGCAAGGCGGTAGCTGCCGTGTTCGGTTGCCACCACAATACCGTGTGACGTTTTACCACCGACAGGGATCACAACAGCCATTGTACCCGGCGGCGGGTTGGAGGTCAGGCCGTACTGCTGGAATAACTCCTGTCCCTGCAGCGGTTCTTTTGCCAGCCCCTCCGCCTGAATGGTCTGTACTTTACCGCTGCTGTCGATGCTGTTTAAACGCGCCCTGAACGGCATTCTGATGGCGTTTAATGCGCTGTTAATGCGCTGATTAATCCTGTTCCACATGCGTTATTTCCCTCCGTCTGCTGTCAGTGCAACCGGCCGGATCTGGTCTTTGCCTTTTTTCTTTTTCCCTTTTTTATTTTTAGCTTTCTGTGTGTAGACGTCCGGTATCCAGACTCCATCCTCCTTAAACCGCAGCTGTGTCACCGGCCCGCCCGGACGGCCGCCGGTAAACGTGCGGCCCATCAGAAAGAAAATCCCGTCAATACCGTGCAGCTCACTTTTAATTCTGACCCGCTGCCCCGGCTCCCAGAGTTCGCCTTTGTCTGTACGGTGACCGAACACCTCAGCAGTGATATCCAGCCCTGACAGACGGGCATCTGCCATTGCTTTTTTTGCACGGTACTGAAGCTGAGCCGGATTATCCACATCACCGGCGGTAATAATCTGCGGCCGGTAATACGGAACAGACGGGTCACCGATTTTTATCCGCATATTATGGGTGCCTGACTGGCCGTCATCCGCCCCGGTATCCTCATCACTTTCGGTGCTGATACGAAATGTCTGTGCGCTGCGGGAAACATCCACCGGCTTTGTCTGTAACTTTTTATTTTTGGTTGTCGAAGCGTGGCTTTGTGCCAGCAGGGTCAGTTCGGAAAAACAGCCCTGAATATTACGGGTTTCAGACAGCGAAATAAGATTGTTATCGTCACCGCTGCGGGTCAGTATCAGGTCAGCCACCGGGGGCTTATCATAATCAGGCCCGCCGATAATCAGCGTGCCGTCCGGCGCGAACCACGGCCACAGGCCACGGCTTCCGGCCGCTTTCATCACAGTATCCCAGGCGCGTTCACCGGGTTCGGTCTGAATACGGTCACTGCGGATCATGTTATCAGCCTGAATCCGGACGCGGGTAATGCCGAGCGGCCGGACAACGCTGCTGATAACCTCGCTCAGGTTCAGCTGACGGGCACTGAATACGGGCGCAGCACAGTCGATTAATATACCTCCTTCATCACGGCCGCTGAGGCTGAGGGTAATACCCCTGCGCGACACATCCCGGGTGACAGTATCGATGCGGCCGGACAGCACCACATCATCACCCATTTTGACTTTCACCGGCGCACCACGAACCGCATCAACATTAAATACGCCGTCAGTAATACCGAGGGATAACTGCCAGGCATCGGCGGCTTTCAGGAAATCACTGTCTATGCGGTAGGTTTTCCAGTCAGAATAAGCATGGCCGCCCACCAACAGGGTGATTTTTTCCAGCCGGTCATCATTTGGCATAGGCATTGATAACATCTCCCGCGCTCAGGTTATTCGGATCACGTATCTGCGGATTCAGCCGGTACAGTTCGGCTGCACGGGAATAATCCCCGTACCAGAAATGTGCCAGTAAGTGCAGATTGGCGGCTGCAGCCACTGTCCGGCGGGTCAGCGGCGGGCGGCGGGTAATCACCAGCAACCCCAAATCCTGTACATCAAGGGCGATGCTTTTCAGTTGTGACACCACGTTATGCCACAGCAGCCCCACAGGATGACTGTCCGTACTCAGCTGCTGTGTCCGGTCACCATAATGGTCACGGACTTCATCAATGGCTTTCTGTGTGTATTCCCGCACGGTAGTGACCAGCATTTCGATATCATCCGGCGACAGATTATCAGGCTGGACATCATCGCTCAGCACCTGTGTCACCACGGCGGCAAGCGTACCGGATGCAATAATATAACCGGCGGTGGTCAGATCACGGACATCGTCAGGCTGTGCATTACCCGGCATCGGCACCGGCCCCTCACGCTCCCCCTGAACCAGCTGCACCGGCAGCGAGAGCAGTTCATCAGCAACCGCCACGCAGTCACTCCACGCAGACAACAGTGTGGTGGCGCTGACACCGTTCTGCGCAACTGACGGTGCATACGCACCATCAGGAAGGTAACCGTTAGTCTGGACGCGGGGAACCGCAGAGGAGAGCGGTGACGAACCTGAGCGGCCGGATAAGGTATTCACCACATCACCGTATTTAAGGTCGAGTAAATCACCGATGCCGCCGGTACGGATGTCCGTCACGGCCACCATGTCACTGATGAATGCACGGGGATAAGTCAGATAACTGATACCCTGACTGACGGCAGAACTGATATCACCGCGCATGATGGCAATGGTATTGGTCATGCCGGATAAAGCCGCTTTGCCTTTTTCAAGGTAACGCAGACCTTCGTTAACCGGAGCCATGACCTGTTCAAACAGATCAGCGGCCCGCTCAGTGAGTTCACCGATTTTGTCAAAAATACTGTCACCGAGCTGTTCCGGATGGGACTGCGCGATAACCGTGCCGGTGGTGCCCTCAAGGAAAACCAGCTCAACCGTGCAGGTGTCGACACCTTCCGCTTCGTGCTTTACCTGATATTCAATGCACTTTGCTTTTTCAACAGACCCCCAGACAGGATGAACAAGCTCCCCGTAGCCGGGTTCCTCCAGTGCCGCAACAAAATTATCCAGATGAGTCCGGTAATCATCCCCCCAGAAAAGCGCATTAAAACGGAAATTACGCGGCTTACGACCCAGATCAATAATGTCACCGCCATCAACGAACGGGTATTCATGTACAGAGGTATCACGGGAAACACTGTCCTGAGCATTAACCACATCAAAACGCACACCACGGTAAGAGGCATCCTGTAAATCATTGCGCCATGCGGTATTCATAATCCGCCTCCGGTGGTTCGTCCGGCATCATTACCGTTAATATTGTTCACGGTTTCTGCAATCACATGTCCGTCCAGTTCCACCACGGAACGAACCTCTATCGGCAGCGGGGCGGTCTGCTGATTTTTCAGCAGGGTTTCAATCTCACGCACCGGCAGCATCAGTCCTGCAATCACATCATCGCTGACAGGCCTGGCGTAATCCGGCACAAACTCTTTCGGCAGGGCATCGGTTTTCATTCCGGCGTGCTCTGACATAAAACGCACCTGTGACAGTGCTGCATTAGCCAGCTGAGCCTGCTCATCCTGCTCACGGATGTACTGACTGACCCATTCCTCATTCTCAGCGGCATAGCCGCGCCCGAACTGGTATATAGGCTGAAACCGTTTTCTGGCCTTATCAATGAGGCCCTGACCATACTTAGCCCGCAGTGCATTCATTCTGGCCTCGCCGGTATTCAGTTCATCCGCTTCTTCCGGCGTGTTGGCCGTGGCAAACTCAGTGGCTGCAGTGGCTAACCCCGCCAGCTTAAATGCGCCCGGTTTTAACCATCCGCCACTGGCTGCTGCAGCTCCGCTGGTGCCCACCGTTCCGGCAACCCCACCGGTACTTCCCGCACCGGCACCACCAAAGAGAAATTTAAGCGCGGCAAAGGCAACGGCGGCCTGTGTCATAGACTCGATGCCGGTTTTTGCCCCCATCAGGGCCGCAGTGAATGTCGGAAATTCGGTGCTGAACTTTGTGAACTGTTCAGAGAGAGAGCCTACAGTATTGGATAATGTTTCCACTGAGTCCATAGAAGCAAAGTCAGCCTGGTTCTGAGCCTGCTTAACCTTAAATGAGTTCAGGTCAAATAATACCTGTTTCTGTATCGCGCCTTCCCCCTGACCCGGGGCAGCATACTGCTGTTTGTTTACTTCTTTTTCAACATCAATCACATAATTCTTCTGAGCACGCAAAGCAAGTAATGCCATCAATGCCTGTTGATCACTGATTAACTGACCGACAGCAGAGCCTTCCAGAATCTTACTTTGTTCTTCCAGTAATTTTTTTTGTTCCGGCGAGTTGTCTTCTGTTTTTGCTATTTCCTGCTGGATGCGGTTAAACTCCGGATTCTGAGCGGCGATAACATCCGTCAGTTTGACAAGTGCAGTCACCGGATCAATACCCTGAGCTTTGGCATTCAGCAGTGTCTGGGTCATATCAATTCCGTAACCGTCAACCTTGATTTTTTTTGCGGTATTAACTAAGTCGACGCTGAGAAGTTTTGCAAACAAATTTGATAAGTTAGTACCGGCATCATCCTGAGAACCTGCTGTCGCCATTGAACCCTGGTTAAATGCCAGCACTTTGGCAAAGCCATCCAACCCCGTATATCCCAGCTTATTAGCAAGTGAGAGTTGCTTAGGCAAATGTCGTGCCATATTCGTAAATTCAAACGAGCCTTCCTGGCCCGCTTTAATACCCATATCCAGTGCCTTGATAACATCAGCCGGGTCACTGATTCCGTTAACTTTTAATGCCGAAATAAAAGTTGATAATTCCTCACCGCTGACCTGAGTGATTGTTGCGTATGCCTGCAGGTCAGGCATAAGGCGGTAAATATCCTCCTGACTGAAAACCCCCTTGGCCAGCATACTGTCCAGCAGATCAGCCGCACTTTCTTTTGTGCCGCCCCCCTGCTGAACAGCATTTCTGACAATACCGTCAAGCTCTTTAATACCCTCAGTCCGGCCTTTGGCATCACGATCACTGAATGCGGTATTACTCATATAGGCCAGTCGTTCTTCATAGGACATGCGGTTTTTCACCGGCTCTGCAAATGCCTGAGCACCGGCATACAGGCCACCGGCAGCCGTCACGAACCCGTTCGCAATATTGCCGATTTTCATATTGCTCATCTGTTTCATTTCGCCGCGCAGCTGCCCGACACGCTGGCGCATACGGTCAAAGGCACGGGCCTGTTCATCAGCAGACATCATGCCGCTGCGGGCAAGGCGGTTATAAGCGGCTATTGTCTGGCTGATTTCGCGCTGAATGGCACGCTCAGAACGGATACCAAGGGTTTCCCAGGCACGGGACTGGCGCTTCATATCCTCCGTCCGGGCGCGCCCCTGACTGATGGCATCCTGCGCAGTGGTCTTCTGACGGCGGTTCAGTTTTTCCTGTGCCTGTTCGGCTTTCTGCGTTTCTTTTACGGTTTCACGCAGGGAACGGGTGATAGATTTGGATGCTTCATCCCGCGCAGACAGCAGCAGTGACAGCTTAAATTCACGGGCCATGATTATCCTCGTTTCTTATTTTTCTGACGGCGGGAACGGACACGGATGCGTTTCGTGTCCGTTTTCTGTTTCGGTTTAGCACCGTGAAGCTGGTTCAGAGCATCAATCCGGGCATCCAGCTCCGGACGGCTCATTGACAGCAGGGCATCTTCGGTCAGGCCGTATCTGCCCAGGGCAAGGGCTATTTGCCGGAAGGATCTGCGACGTTCTTCAGATCTCTCCGCTTTTTTTTAGCGGCGGTCTGTGCGGCATCCAGAATGCTGTAATCTTCCTCCAGCAGTTCATCCAGCAGCAAATCAGTGGTGATATCATCTGCCGGAATATCACCGAGCTTCGTGATAGTGCGCTTCAGCAGGGCCATGCGGTAGTAAATATCAGACTTGCCGCCGGTGGCCGAACCGGTGACTTCTTCCGTTTCATCCAGCGCATCATAAATATCACGCATCACCGGGATGCGGACGGCATAATCAAAGTGCAGCACGCCGTTAAAATTCACACCGTACAACAGGGTGTCAGGAACCGCAGCGGCCGGAGCAGCCGCGCTGGTGTCTTTTTCTTCCATTATTCAACCACCTTACGTAATGCGTTCAGTTTCAGGTCGCGTTTGGCTTCGTTATCAGTGGAATATTTCTCACCGACTTCCGTCACAAAACAGTCCAGGTATGAGATACGTTTGCCACCGGAACCACTCAGCGGGTACTGGGTCAGTTTGGAGCCTTCAATTGCGCCCCAGTCCATATCCCCGTTAAGCGGGATCACCACTGAAATTGACAGTTCATACGTGGCGATACCGCGCATAAAGCCTTTGGCCCGACCGGTTTTGTTCATGGTCTTCACCAGCTTGCGGCCGGTGACTTCCTGAACGTCCATGTCCGTGACTTCAACCTCACGGCCGTCGATTTCAAGGACAATCGCGCCTGCATATTCTTCTAACATGTGTCACCTCATCAGACGTACAGATCAATACGACCCGCGAAAATATGTAAACCGTTCACCACATCCGCCGGAATCTGTGCATCAAGGCGGTTAGCGTCTTTTCCGTTACGTTCAACAAGCAGCAGTTCTTTGTTGGCCTCAACGTTCTCAAGGATTTCTTCCTCCTCAAGTTTAATCAGCACATCCAGCAGCTCAGAACGGACTTTCTGACGGGTACGTTCATTGAGTTTGTCACGCGGAAAATGCTGCGAGATACGCTCACGGCACGCCACACGGGTATAATCCAGCGTGCGTATAGTGGTTAAATCCAGCAGCGCCGTATCGTTCACGCCCTCCGGATTCTTCGTGTAGGTGGTGATGGCACGGACAATCTGCACCTTATTGCCGGGACCCACCTCAAGCGGTGTCAGTCCGTTATGCAGTGCATTTTCCTGTTCATTACGGCCCGCCCAGGCTTTTACCGGAGCAACATCCATCCCTTTAATTTCAAGGTTATTCAGCGGTCTGGCCGGGTCTTCCTCAGAGGCAATCACCGCACCGTAACCGGCGGCCAGCTGACACGGCAGTTTTGCCGACCCCGGATACCAGGCAATCGTGGTGCGGCCGTCATTGATATCCGCAGCCAGTGTGGTGCCGGTACTGAGCGTACCTGTCCATCCGGCAGCCGCGACAGCGCCGCGCTGCTCCAGCGGCCCCCCGGTTTTTTCCAGGTGGGTGCGCAGCTTCAGCAGCGTATCTTTGTCAGAGAACGGCGGCACAATGATGTTGTGACCGGCAGCAAAGACCGCATCCAGCGCAGGCTGAATATCCGCGTTATTTTCACCGCCCTGCATGGCCGTCAGGGTCTGCGTGATACCTTTGGCCGTACAGGAGGCTGACAGCAGAATGTCATTACCGTACTCACCGGTCTGGCGTGCGGTCAGTGTGATGAATTTGTTGTCACTTTCACCTGTGGTCAGTGCCGCCTTAACCGGCAGAGCCATCTGTGCATTTACCGTATCTGATATGGCCTGACAGATATCATCCGCGCTGTCACCGGCGGTGACGGCCACATTCAGACGCTCACCGCATACCGTCAGGTAAAAGGTGCCGCTGTTGGTGGCAGGCCCTGTCACCGTCAGTGTACCGGCAGCCGCTTTACCGGCCGGATTTTCCTTAACACCGATAACCTGCAGCTGCAGATAACTGTTGGCGGTAATCGCCGCTTTTGCCATGATGTGTGCCAGTGATCCGGCCCCGAATGCCACCGCTGCTTCGGTATCATCAAACACGTTCACCGGTGTCAGCGGCTCTGCAAGCCCGCTTTTCATCATCGGGGCCACAATCAGCATCACCTGCGGATTGCCCGGCAGCGCACGGGTTGCCATGCGCAGGTTAAACTCCAGATATTTACCCGGTTTGCGCAGGCTGTCCGGGATATTGTCAAATGTGATCATGTTTTTTCCCTTTCACAGGGCGCGGACGCGCGGTTTTAATCAGATCACCGCACGCTATCATGCGGCGGTAATACGCGGTGTCAGGGACTTCTGCCGGGGTTTCCGTGATGTAACGGCGGAACTGGTGTTCATACGACACACGGATACCCTGACGTGCTCTGACAAAAAGGGTTGTCATGGTTTTTTCCTTGTCAGTACCAGGTCAGCCGGGTCATCAGTCGTGCCGATACCCGGCGGGTTATAGCGCAGACCTACACTGAGCAGATCAGGATCAGGTTCTTTCACTTTTCCCCGGTACTCGTTAAAAATATAATCAGGTGAATCCGTGTCCCCGGTCACTTCCGGCCACAGACCGTTACCCAGAACAGATTCAATCCACTTTGTTTCAAACTCACAGGCAAACACCGACAGCGCTTTGTTCTGCACCTGAGTGTTGTAGAGGGTACGCACCCGCAGCGGCATAAACGGCGTGATTTCCAGACCCAAATCCTGCCCGGTGACCAGCCTGCGCACCGCATGAATAAGCCGGTACGTCCCGACTTCATTGCAGTTAACACCGCCGAACCGGGCGGACTCATCATCACGGGTGTTGTAATCGCCCACAATGACCACAAAGGTGCCGGTGCATCTCACCTTCTGCCGGTTGGTGGCAATGTATTCGCTCTTTGTCAGACCGCCGAACGTGACCCACGCCGCCGGAAAAGCACGGACGATACGGCCTAAGTCGTCATCCATTTCACCGCTGTAGCTGGCCACCTCACGCACCATGTCACCCATGCCCTGACGCAGACGGTCACACAGATGCTGCTCAATACGGGTGATCAAAATGCACCTCCGCCGGTTGAGTTACGCCCGAACTGGCGGTTGCTGCTGCCGAACTTCATCTGCGGCGAGGACTGAATAATGTTCCCGCTGTCAGTGCGGCCCAGTCCGATATGGCCTTCCGCCACCTTTTCAAAAAAACGGATGGCATCCTCATAACGCAGCCGGATTTCCTCAGACAGAAGACGGTGGGACGTTGCCAGATGGTAACGGGCGATATCACAGCAGCGGCCGGTCAGGATACGGGCGGTATCCGTAAACGGTGTCCGGTAACGCGCGACGAGATAGCCGTCAATTTCAGCCGAGGCACGCACCAGTGCAGCATCCATCACCTCATCACTGATATCACCGGGGTGCTCAGTATCAGTCAGGGAGATACACTCGCGTTCACCGAACGTTAAAATCATGTCTTTCTTCGTCGCGTACATGGTTCACCTGTTATTTAGCGGATGACTTTTTGCCACGGTCACCGGCAGCGGGTGGTTTGCCTGCGGATGATTCAGCCGTACCGGTCTGTTTTTCCGCTGCAGACAGCGCCGCTTTCAGCGCACTGTTTTCAGCCGCGAGCTGTTCGGCCTGCAGGTTAAGGGTACGGACTTCCGCTTTCAGGGCGGCAATCTGTTTCTCTGCCGCCGTATCAGCCCCGGTTACCGGGGCACCGAGAGAGACAACCAGCATCGGTTCTGCCTGCAGCTCATCCAGCTGCGCTTTGGTGAAATGGTCATCCGGGTACGTGGTGGCCGTGTCCGGATGGGCGATACCGCAGCGGCGGAATCCGTTAACTTTGGCGGTAATAGTGACCGGCATTATGCTTCCTCCCCGGTTGAGCCGTAAGCCAGCTGCCAGAAGGCATAACCGCCTGCAGCACGCGCTTCCGCACCGAACTTGAATTTTTTGCGCATAAACACGTCATCATTCTCAAGACTGACCTGTTCAACCAGTACCGGCGCTTTACGCTCCTGATAAATGAACGGCATCACCGGCTGGGTGGTGTCCAGCAGGAACCATTGTGTATCCGACTGAATACGTGCGGAGACCACGACTTCAGCAGCCCCCTTGTAGATGTTGACTTTACCGTCCTCAAGACGGTCAACCGTCATTAAGGCACGGGCGACATCTTCAAGGGCAGGCGGTACCAGCAGCACCCCGGGGTTGATATTCAGCGGACGGCCTTCCTCATCGGTCACCTTACGCATTGCGGTACGGGCAGCACCAAATGAAGCCTGCGCTTTTGCCAGTGACTCAACAGAGAGTTTTTTCGTGCCTTTGTTGGACACAGAGCGGCTGCCGACAGGATGATCCGTATCAAAGAAATACTGGCCGTCATAGCAGGTGCGCTCAAAACCCTGATTCACCAGGTCATACACGATTTCATCAGGCAGCATCGCCGCAGAACGACCGGCACCTTTTGCCTGAATGGCATACTGACCGGTCTGATCATCTTCAATATCGTTACGGTCGACCTCAATCGTGGCTTCCCAGTCATCGTTCTCGATGGTGTATTTATGGGCTGCCAGTGATTTAACCGCTTTTTCACCGACCCAGCGCTTCATCGCCGGGAAATTATTCAGCCAGTTGTACTGCTCCGCCTTACCGGTGGACGGTACTTTCATGGCAATTTTTTCCCACGTTGTTTCCGCTTCTTTCAGCGCGTTGTTAAACACGAGCTTAATGCCGGTAAACAACGGGGTAAGGTTTGCTTTATTTACAATCATCTTATTTTCCTGTTAAGCAGTCAGTACCCAGACACCATCAGTGGTGACTTCCAGAACGCGGCCTGCCGGTGTGGTACTGCCTTCCGCAGCCGCACAGACAGTGGTGCTGTCTTTCAGGTCGCACAATTTTCCGGTATGGGCCTGTGTGACCGGTTTGGCCGGGTCATTGCCGAGATGAAAAGCCAGACCACGGCGAACCATGACAAGGACAGCGCCCTGTTCCCCGTCACGGTTATCCGCAAAATCATCAGCCACACCGAGCACGGTCAGACCGGCGGCACCGGGTACGGCAAAACCGGATGCATCAGCGCAGACAACGTGTCCGCCGTAAATACGGGCACCGGCCGCAACCGGTACGGGAAACAGTTCACCGGGACGGTGAGCGGTATTGCGATCCATTACTGACCTCCCAGCTGTTCAGCCATTTCTTCAGGGGAAATGCCGAACTGACTGCAGACAGCCAGTGCGGCTTCATTTAATTCACCGCCCGGAGACTGCCGGGCATCCTGCGTTTTTGCCGCACCCGCAGGTGCTTTACCGCCGGTCTGGGTGGATGACAGTGCGGCAACCGGGATTGCAGCCTCAAGATGCTGAGTGAGTGCGGCGAAATTGCTGCGGCCCAGGTCTTTCGCCCAGTTTTCCATTGCAGGCATCAGGCGGCCGTCAGACAGTGCAGCCTGAACCAGCGCATCAACCTGATGTTCCTGACTGTGCTGACGCTCTGCGTTCAGCTTTGCCTGTAGTTCCAGATACCCTTCAACCGGCACATACTTTGCCGGGTCAAAGGCTTTTGAGGACAGGTCAGCAATCTGCTGCGTCTGGTTTTTCAGCAGCTCAGTCAGACTCTGCCCTGCGGCAACCGTCGTTCCCTTACCGCCGGAAATCAGGTCAATCGCTTTCTGCAGTTCCGCTTTGATATCCTCAGCGGTTGCGGTGGCGGGAAGGTTGAGCATCCAGCGTAAATTACTGAGCAGCTCACTGATGAGTTCATCATCCACGGTGTGTTCCTCCGGTGTGGTGGTGAGCGCGGCAAAATGACGGGAGGCCGCAATCAGCACCTCGTTCATTCCGTCCAGCGCGGGGGTGTTGGTCAGTGCCGCGTGAAGCAGCTGCGTCACCTGACCCTGGTCGTCATACAAAAATACGGGGGAGATAAAACGGTATTCACGGGCCGTGATGGCCGCTGCGGCTTTCTCTGTCCATTCAACGCCGGTGGCATACAGTCCGTCACCCTCACGCCACTCAAGCTGCTTAAACCAGCCTGCCGCAGGGGCAGGCTGTCCGTTTTTCACTGAGCGCAGGGTCTGGTGTTCATAATCAATCACCAGCGGGGTACTGAGTGCCGCTGTCTGTGCAGTCAGCACCGCCGCAATGGCGGCATTCATCACCCAGTGCGCCACATCAGACGGACGGCCGTCTTCCGCACGGAATGTTCCGGCCGGAAAAAGCTGGATTTCGTTGGTGTTGTCCCCGCTGAGAGCGGTGGTTAAAGCGGCGATACGTGTTTTCATGCGCCCAGTGTACCGGGCACGGTATGCGAAAGTGAGTTGGCGGGGTTCAGCACATAAGCTGCTGCCGGAAAAAGAAAAGGACGGCGGGTAATAATCAGGGGTCAACAGTAACGCATTTAAACCCCGTTTAAAAACGTTTTAATCACATCATGCCGTGACATTGCATTGTGAATAATTAAAATCGCGCAGAACGGCGCACAGGCGTTTTTTATTATTCACCGGTTAACTGTGTGAGATAGTCCTCAATCGTGAGTGTCATCCGGTATTGATCCCAGTCATCCAGCTGCAGAAAAGGCCGGGCCGGAATTTTTACCTTATACGGCCCCACAGAATGGGTTTCACTGTAGTTGCTGCGGGATTTACGGACAAACCGGTTACCGACAGTGCCGTCTTTCCTCCGGCGGTAGTACGTCTGCTGGCTGCGGGCGGGCATACTGATTTCACCGCCTTCCTGATGGATACGGGCATACTTCATGTTTGTGCCCACAACGGCACTGTCATTGTCACTGTAAGAACCGATGCTGCCCGCCAGCCTGCCGGAGAGTTGCAGGATGCGGCCACCGCGACGGCGGCGGGCGGTTGACGGACTCCATCCCATCCATTTCGGACGCCCCTCCTGTGCAAAGTTTTCCTCCACCGCATCCGCCATCAGCCCGGCGAGACGGCGCATCAGGGGTTCGCGGCTTTCCAGTCCTTTGACCAGTTTATCCAGTGCCGCCTCAAAGGCGGCTGTATCCACTCTGATGCTGTACATCAGAACACCGCCTGTGCTTTCACATCTGACAGCCGGTTATCACGGACAGTCACCACCCACCACTGCCCGCGGTAGAATGAGGCATAATATTCCGTGCCGTCATCATCACGGCGGGTCTTCTGAGGCTGTTCGATAATATTCTGCACGAACAGATAATCTTCCTGCGTGATATCCTGCTCAGCCAGCTGCTTCAGGGTTGGTGCATCGGCATACACCGGCTGTGTGTGCTGCGTATCGGTATCCGGACGGGCGGCTACCGGGTAACGCTGCTGCGGTGGCGGCTGCTGTGCGGTGACGGCCTGCTGATACCCCCGTGCAAAGTCCGGCCCGGTCAGGGTGCCGGTGACATACTGGCTGGCCGCTGCCGGATGATACCGCTCCAGCTCAGGCTGATAACTGACTTCCCCCGGATTAAACCCGAATCCCGGATCAGGGACATAAATCTGACCGTCTTTCGGGTTCCGGAATCCGGTCACCGTGCGGGTTTTCCCGGGTACGCCGTATTCCTGCTCCACCTCAACGCGGGTGTGCTCCGTTGACTGTACCATCAGCCCCAGCCGCTCCACATCCGCCGCACTGCGGGCACGGACACGGCATCGGCAGCGGTAACCGTCCGGCGGGTAAATGGTCTGCCATATCGGATCATCAAAACGGGCAATAAATCCGTTCAGGGCCGCATGTGCCGGGCGGATATGATTATCCATGATACCGACCCGTTCCCAGTAAGGGCGGTCATCCGTGTTCTCCATCTGCTGCTTATAGCGTCCGGCCATGTAGGAGGACTGCATATTGGTCTGAAAGATGGTGTCCAGTCGGCGGGGAGTGAGCCGCTTACCGTGCAGTTCGCCGGTGTCCGGGTCAGCAACCAGACCTTTACCGAGCCAGCCTTTCTGCTCCAGTAACGGGGTTAACCGGCGTTCAAAGTCCCGGTATGTTTCCCCGTTCTTAAGCGCTTCTGTCAGTGCCTGCCGGATATCCTGCAGCACGTCCAGCTTCAGCACTCCGGCTACGGTAAACGCCTTTGCATGCGCCTGCGCCTCAACATCGTGGTAATTAAACCCGATGGCGTAGCCTTTGCTCTCAAAGTAGGCTATCGCCTCCGCCGGGGGCAGACCGATGGCATAGCGCAGATCAACCGTCTCACGACCCGGCATGAATACGCCCCCAGACTTCGGATACAAAAATTGCCCGCTCCAGCAGCTCCCTGAGCGCATTATCATCCAGCAGCGGATAACCGGCCGCGACCAGATTCATCGCCTCATCCGCACTGTGTCCGGCCCGCAGAGCCGTCACCATCGGTGCCAGTAACTGATTCATGGCCTCACTGATCGGGTCAGACAGCGGTGGTGCGTTATCCAGCTTTATCTGCGCCGGGTCAGCATCCGCTGATTCCGTGGTCTTCGACAGTACCGCCAGTCCGTGACGTGACAGTCCGTTACTCAGCGGGGTCAGCAGCGGCATCTGAGGACGGGGGGATAATACCGGCTCATTATCTTTTGCCTGCGGGATACCGGCTTTTTTATTGACCCATGACACCGGAATACCGGTCATTCCGGCCTCATTCACCAGCGTTGATACGGCCTGTGCGAACGGTGCCAGTTCCACGGTCTCACTGGTATCAAACACAAACTGCGGTAACCGGCGCGGGTTGACATCCGCATGACCGTTCAGTGCCAGCACCATCTGAATGAGACTGCGGAACATGTTCTCAATCTGACGGGCATCCGCTGTCATCAGGTCGTGGCGGACTTCGTTATGCACATTACCCAGTGCATTGGTGGAGGTTTTACCGTCTGCCTGCGTGGTCAGGGTGCCGCCCAGGATAATTTTTGACTGAGTACGCTCCGCCCAGTTAATCATCGCCATAAACGGATCCGGGCCGCCACCGGCAGCAGATTCAAACTTGATGTCATTCCCCTGCGGGATAGCGGCCACCGCATCATGTCCGAGGTTCACCAGCTGATACAGCAGCTTGTCGATATCCGCATCTGATGTGCCCTGTGCATAGGTGGCGATACGGGCCGGAAGGCCGTAAATCTCAAGGAACTCCGCAAGGTCACGCAGGGAGAAGTTTTTAAACAGATACGGCCACACCAGCACACGGAACAGGCCGCTGGTCGCAATAAAACCGCTGCGGGCGTTATGCTTATGCACCAGCCAGCCGAACGGCCACAACGGGGATCCCTCGAACTGATCATCATTGAGGCGGATCTCGTCCCGTTTTTCCGGCAGTGTGCGGAACCAGTAATGCGGACGTAGGTTAAGTGCCTTCGGCAGCCAGACCTTTTCAATCAGTTCCCACTCAATTTCCTGACAGGAAAACCCGTGACCGACCGCTTCCATACCATTGAGGATGATGTCCTCAATGCCCGGCATGGCATCAAACCACTCCTGGACTTTTGCTGTCATATCCCGTTCCTGTGCGGTGGCATTCTTCGGCGGTTCAACTGACCAGTCCAGCGTGAGCAGAACATTCTTCCGTTTTTCCATTTCGGCAAAAATATGACCGTCACGCTCAACCATGTCTGAGAACAGGCACGCCTGCGCACTCAGGTCACCCCGTTCAGCGGCCTGCAGAATGCGCGGCAGCTTACGGATGGTCAGCCCGCGTGACGGATGCTCCGGCCAGATGCGCTGCATCTGCGCTATTTTGCCTGTCTGCGGGGTTTTTAACACTTCCCGTTCGATCGGGTTTCCGTGGATATCAACTATTTTCGGCATTTCTTAATCCTTACCAGGCACCTGCACCAAAGCGTTTTCCGCCGTCACGCACAGAGCGGCTGCGGATGTCGGTGCTGCCCGCGCGTGAGGCGGCAAGTGACCACAACATGTGTAAACAGTCCGGGCCGTCATCATGATCGGCTTTCGGGAAATGACGCAGCTGGTCAATCAGGGTGTGCTGTGTCGGGTGAAGACGGATCAGTCCGTTAACCATGTGCGGCTGCAGGGATTCAATCCGCAGCGCTTTATCGGTGTGCGGGATAACCGGAATGGCAGGAACCGGAATACCCTGCTGAGCAGAGCGCTTCACCAGCTCCGTGCGCAGGAACTCCTGAAACTGGACGGACTCAAATGCCCAGACCAGACACCCGTATTCACGCTGATAGCGGATCACATCCTCAATAATTTTGTCGGGCAGACGGCGGCGGATATCCGCCTCAACCACATCCAGAATACCTGTCATCCGGTTAAAGCCGCCGACCAGAAGCGCGGACGGGTCACGGCCTTTGCTGAGTCTGCCGAGGCTGGGGTCACAGGCTCCGTAGTAAATCCAGTCCGCCAGATGGTTAGACCAGAAGATAATACTGTTGGCAAAAATCGCATCCTCACCGCTGACCGGGTCATTCTGGTACTCAGAATCAAAGGTGTCGTGACCGTCACGGGCGCGGATTTTCATCAGTGCCAACAGCGGACGGGCAGCCCATGACACAATGGCCCCTTCAGACATGGCTGCTTCATTCTCAGTATAGAAACGCTCAGCCTCATCCGGCAGTCTGTTATGGATAAGGGTTTCCCACTCATCCCACAGTTTCATATTGACCGGCCACTGCAGAATGGCTTTAAAGCGGACAGTGCGCCACATAGCATTATTCAGGGTACGGGAAAGTACCGAGTCGTAATGCAGGATAGTCCCGATGTAGACAATATCGGTTTTACCCCCGGCCTCACCGAGTGGCATCACGGTCTTTTTAAGCCAGGTGTGCAGCTTGTCCCGCTGTTCCGGATTACGCACCATCTCATCGTTCTCGATATCATCGAGCACCACCAAATCAGGACGGTACGGGCCGTGACGCAGACCACGCAGTTTTTTACCGCTGCCCGCCACCGTCACTTTGATATTATTACGGGTGACGATGGTGCCCATCTGCCAGGTGCGGCCCTGACCGCAGATATCCGGATAATCGTTCTTCAGACGCGGGTTATATTCCAGTTCGGCTTTGATGGCTTCCAGCATCGGATAGGCCTGGTCGATACTGTCCATAATGATGACCGGGTACTTTTTAATCCCCCGGATAATGCACCACAGCACAAAGAGCTGACTGACCAGCGTGGATTTTGCCTCACCGCGCGGCGCGGCTATCGCATCACTTTCAGCGGCCGGACTGGCGACAATTTTCGGCAGACGGGAAAACAGGTAATCATGCAGCTGGCTGCGGGAATGATGGCGGACATAATGCGGGAAGTAGGTTTCCACAAAAAAACTGTAGCCGTCATCTGCATCACTCACCTGCAGACGGCGGATATCCGCCGCTGCCGGGTCTGCATCAAACCCGAGACATTCCGCTTCAATGGTCTGACGCAGTTCAGCGATGTATTCCTGTAATGAGGCTTTGAACTCTTTACGTGAAAACTTCTTACTCATACCGCCTCTGTAAAAAAACGGTTCCCTCTGATAACGTGCTGATGCCAATCAATAACATTACAAAGGGAACACAATGAAAAACGATGAACTGACTATTGAACAAAAACTGGCAGTTGCAAACATTGCCAAAGAACTGGTTATTACCGTATTAAATAATAAGCTCATCAACAACGCCCCCATCCTAGACGCTAAAAATAAATCAGACTGGCGGGCTGGTAGCGTAGATGGCTTATACAACTGCCTTTACGACAACATAATCAATAAAATTAAAGCGTAATTAACGGTTATTACAGAAGTAACTTTCTGTGGCGTACTTACCGCTTAATACCAGTGATGTCAGAAGTAACAATTCCGGCATCACTGATGAACCACAGGCATCATCACCGTATTTACCTCTCAGGTAAGTCACCAAATCCGTCACAAACTGCACACGCATTTCAACATTACCCAGTCCGAATAAATCTGTTTTTTTATCACCCATAATCCTTCTCCAGTACGTCTGCAAAGGCTTCCAGAATCTCAACAAACACCACGTTATGCTGAGGGTATTTATCACTGATGAACTGACCCAGCCGCTGGATAACATCGATGGCCGTGGCGAGTTTATCGGTTTCCGGTAATATCTTTTTGCTGGCTGATACCGCTTTGTTAAAGGCATCTGCCAGACTGGCAAGCATGTCCACACGGGCACCCGGCGCGATATCCGGGTTCGTGTTTATCTGCTCAGTGACCGTCTGACACTGGACAACCAGACTCATCAGCACCGCACGTCCGGCATCCTCAACACCACCACCGGCCAGCATGTGAGCCGCGCGCATTTTGTCCCAGTCGTCATTCTTATCCTGCGCCTCTTTCTTCCAGCGCCGGGCAGTCACGAACGAAACCCCGGCCTGAGCAGCGGCCACCTCCAGCGACATCTGGCTGAAAATATAAGCGCGGCGCAGCTTGTCGCGGGTCTCCTGCGGAAACGCCATCGTTACAGTCCCATCTTCGCACGCAGCAGCATCATGGCGGTGGTCACCAGACAGGCAGTAATACCACCGGATACGGCACCGGCAACTGCGCCGCGGCGCATAGCTCCCTGTGTCGCATCCTGACGGATGGCATCCATCTGATCACTCAGCGAATCCATCTGTGTTTCAATGCGGTTTAAATGGCCTTTAACGCTGATTAAAACGTCACTCTTTCTGCTGTTACGGGTGCGTTTTTTCATGACTGATTTCCTTGTTATTGAACGTATTAATAAATTCCCCCGTATCAGTACGGCGGCAGATGACCCCGGTCTGTTCTGCCGGGTGCCCGGTTACGGCCGCATACTTTGCACAGCGCATACCGGTCAGGCCGGGCAGAACCAGAAAGATAAAAAACATGGTCAGCACAACAGCCACGGCTGTCAGCAGCAGGGTGTAACCACAGGCATTATGCCGGGAGCATTTCATTGCACTGTCTCCCGTCTGCATTCACGAACCACATCACGCACATAATCCTGTAACCCGCTCAGTTTTGTTCTGTCGGAAAGGATACCGGTGCGGATATCGTGAATAATGAGTCCAGCTTCTCCAGAGAGTCTGACGGTGGCTCCATCATCCATTCCGGCGGTGGTGCGATGGTTGCCTGCGGTGAGCTGACAGGTTGCAAGGTCGGCGCGGGCGAACTGCAACCGGCGGTTACCAGAAGCAAGATCAGCACGCAGCCGCTGATTAATGATTTCCTCATTACGTAACTTCTCCGTGTAGGTTTTATCCAGTGCCTGAACCTGCCGCTGAGATTCAGACAGGCGGTTTAATGCCTTCTGTGTGTCTTCCTGAGCTTTGTCTGACACGGCTTTCAGGTCTTTGGCATGACTTTCTTTCAGCTGTGAAATATCACGGTCAAAGGTGTTCTTCATCACCAGATACGCCGATACCGAACCGGCGATAAAAATCAGGAAAGCCCCGATAATGAGCGGCCACCCGGCTCCACGTAACAGTTCTGAACGCAACGGTATTGTCATTTGCTCAGCTCCCAGCACAGCAGTTCCGCTTCCTGCTCACGGCGTAATACCTGCCCGTAACAGTTGTTGGAACGTATGCGGCAGTCTTTGCCGCCGTCGAAAATCCAGCGGGGGATCTCTTTGCAGGCACCGGCAATATTTCCCGCATTCAGTTTTTTATAAAACGTGGATGAAAAGCATTTTCCGGGGCCGATATTGTAAGGACAGAAAGAAGCAATCCCGGCAATCTGGGGGGCGGTTAACGGCACTTTTACGTTACGTTTTACCCAGGCAACCGCCTTGTCACGCTCAGCGGCATTCAGCCGGTCACATTGCGCCCGCGTCAGTTTCTCTCCCGGTTTTACCGCGCGGCCGTCAATACGGGTCACACCCCGGCAGACAGTCCAGATACCGCCACCGTCACGGTATGCGGTGGTGAAATTACCTTCTTTTTCATTCAGAAACTGGTCAAGAATGTCATACTCGCTGGCTCCCCCGGCAATCAGCGCTACTACGGCAGCAGTCAGAAAACCCCGTCTGATACTCATCTTATAAATCCTTCGGGGAACGGGATGATGCCCTGACGAGCGTGGCGACAGCTTCTTTCGCGCTTTCATCCGCCGGGTGGTTAATCAGATGCTGCAGGCTCATTTCCAGCAGCCGGGTACGCTTCTGCTGTTCCCGCTTGTTCATGCGGTATGTCAGGATACCGAGCAGCGAACTGATAAAGACGCCGATTAAAAATCCCCATGCGTACAGTGACAGACCACTGAGAACAAAACCGATACCGGCAAGCCAGTAGGAGACCCGTTCATAAATGTCACTGAAAAAATCACCCATGTGACTACCTTGTTGTTTTTGTCCGAAATAAACAGGGGCGGTACTCATTATTGCCTCCGCATAAGGATGACCGGTTAACCCGGCTGCAGCACACCGTGCTCTTCCGAACCGGAGAACGCTATCAGCCCCTGATATTCAGGCTGGCCCTCAAAAGCCGGATAATACCGGTGGTGATGGTGTAGGACGGCTGACCTTCCTGTGCGGCGAAGTCGGCCGGAGCGCGGATCTGTTCAGGGGTAAGCGTGATAGTGTCAGGCATAACAATGTCCTTACTGAATAATTAACAATGTAATTTTTAAGGGATTTCAGTATAGGAACGGGGATGTTTGCGGGGGAGTTGGCGGGGTTCAGCACATCATTTAAAAACCCCGCAACGGGAGATCAGTGTTGCACAGACAGAACGGAATAATCAATCAAATAAACTGTCCTGCCGCGTTTCTGACGCTGCATTATGTTCACTCAGCAGCCGCCAGGCAAAACGATCAGCAAAACCGTATTTAGGACACAGAACGGTCAGTGCGGAACGACAGGAATTCCCCTGCAGGGTCATTTCTTTTAATTCCGCAATAAAGCGGGCATTGCGTAATTTTATGAGCGCCCGGTCACAACGCGGGATATAGAACGGTGTGCCGCCCATACAGGCCAGCAGTTTTTTATATTCCTCATCCGTTAACAATGATGTCAGTTTCTCAAATGCCGCATTATTACGGGCCACGGCTTTACCCTGACGGGCAGATAAGGTGACACCGCCGAGGTGGGTAATCAGTTTCGCGGTGGCGGCATAACCGATCACCCCGATAAGCTGATGGGCTGACTCCGGCAGAAGGGATTCCAGTTGTGCCAGTTCATCCCGGCTGACAGTAGCATTCATCGTACCCCCGAAATAAAAACACCTCCCGGTGCGGAAGGTGTTCAGTATTTCAGGTTTGTGAAATGATGGCGTGTTGAAGGGGTTCAGCACCCTGATGCCGTGCAGGGTAATCAGCGGGCCAGTGATGACGGATGGATGGCGGGTTTTCCGCACAGCGGTGCCGCCTCATTCACTTTCTGCAGTGCCGCTTTCATTTCCGCATCTGCTGCGGAGATCGCTTTCAGACGGCGCTGCATTTCGGTTTCATCAAAATTGCGCTCCGGCTCTCCGGCCAGACGCATCAGCTCCTGCCCGAGATTATGCATTTCAGCAAAGCGGCGGTTGGCCGCATCCTTTGCCTGTTCAGAAAAAGCAACATACTCACCCAGCATCGTATAGTTTGTCATTGTATTCACCTCTTTCAGAATAAACCGGATTGTACTGGTACAGCGCCGCATCCGCCACCGGAAACCGAAGTCAGTAATTTCCAGCCGATACGATCACTGAATCCGTACCGCGGACACAACTCACGGACAGCCTGTCTGCGGGAATATCCGCGACTGCAGAGTGATGTCACGTCTGTGATAAAATTCCTGTTTCTCATTTCACGCATTGCCGCTGCCGCATTGGGGATATACACCTCCGTTCCGGCGAAATGCGCACTGAGCGCAACGGCGGCATCCCTGCCGACGATGCACGATAACTGCTCCAGCCGTTTCAGCCCTGCAGGATGCAGCCCCTTCACAAAAGTGAACGTTGTGCCGCCGAACGCATCAATCAGTTTCAGTGTTGCCGGGTAGCCGGTTAAGGCAGCAATCTGACGCAACGTGTCCGGCAACAGATGTTCAACTTTTTCCAGGTCTGTCATGCTTTTGCTCTCCGCCGTTTCTGATCAACCGCCAGTGCCTGCATCAGCTTTACCAGTTCATCATGATCGAGCCAGTCGATTTTCTGACGGTTAAACATACGTTTTGCCAGCGATTCCGCGTATTCCCACGGACGCCCCGCATCGGCAAGCAGTGCTTCAATCTTGTTCAGAACTGATTTTTTTGACACCGGAACATTCGGCTTACGTCCGTATTTCTTCGGGCTGCGGCGGGGATAACCCTGAGCATGGAAGTAATCACGGACAATCCCCAACTCATCCGGCGTCAGTTTGGTGGCAGAGTCTTTACCTGTCAGACGAACCAGAACACTGCGGTAAGTCTCATCATCCATTTTCAGATACTGCCGGGCGGCTTTGATAATGCCGACCAGTTTTTTTGCATCAGGCGTTAACATAATTTTTATCCTCTGTGTGTCTGTCACCAGATGACCCCGGTACAGATACCCTCCGATTCCAGGCGGCAACCGCTTCCAATTTATCAAAGCGCTTGATTCTTAATCCGCATCCGTCACAGGCAACCCCGTAAAGGGTCAGCCCGTGACTGCTGGGGCAGTGTATTGTGATATCCCTGCATCCGCACAGCGGGCATGGTTTCAGTGATTTATCAGCCACGGAGTGTTACCCATTCTTTCGGAGGTTCAACGGTCAGCCCCTCGATGCGACGGAACTGGCGAACCAGTACCGAGGCTTTAGCAAAATATGGTCTGTAATACGTGTATTTTGTGTACAAATCCGGTATTTCACGTTTTACTGCACGCTTCCCGTACGCTTTCTCCAGATCCTTAATCTGCCCGGGTGTGTAAAGGGATTTGGTACACTTGTGCCAGAATAACTTACACAGAGGGTTAAAGTTTTCGCTGTCAGGAAGCCCCCATGCACCACCAATTTTTCCGTTAAAATAGACCGCTAACTTCGTTCTTCCTTCGCTTACACTGACCCGGGTAACGGCAATCTCAGTATCCTGATACTGAAATTTAATGACCACGTAATGGGCTTTTAACGACTCCTCAATCCCGGCCCACTGTTCTTTTGTGATTGACATAACAATGCTCCTGTATCAGTCGTATTTCTGGTTTTCAGGACGCTGACGGTCTTCCGCAGCACTGCGCCGCTGATACCATGCAGCCCCGGTAAGACCGGTGATAACACCGGCAACAAAACACAGAACACTAATCATCAGCAGCGCCCTCCGGTTGCGGACTGCATTCACATTCACCGCACATAGCGCGGACAATCCCGCCCGGAGCACCGGCAGGAACAAGTTCCCCTGTATTTATCAGGTAAATCTTGCCGCGATAAGTAACGGCAGCGATATCATCTTTAATATCAGTCACTTTACCGACCCGACTAACAACCCGCACAGTAGTGCGGGACGGGGTTATTTTGGTGTGCTCAATAGTAATATTGACTTTGTCACCTACATTTACGGCCAGTTGGTCAGCAGGAACTGGCTTTTCACACACGGGGCACCAGTATTTACGCATGATTATTCCCCTTACTGTAAGCTGCACAGGTAGGCAGGCAGCCACCACGCAGTTTGTCACTGCAGCTGTCGCACATATCTGGTTCATTAAAGGCCGCACAGACAGAATCAGCGGCGGCAGTGACCGCAGACAACTGTTTCTGGCTGACCTGGATACCGGGACTCTGACCTCCGATTTCAGTTAACATGGATACAATCAGGCGGTATTGCTCAATTTTATTCATGACATTACCCTTACCGTCACATAACAGTGCGGCCGTTGATTTATCCTGAGCACCCGGCCAGTCATTGTGTGATCGCTTATCCGGACAACGCAGCTTCTCAGAAAATTCGCGACAAAGTCCGATAATTCCCTCCAGAATTTCCGGACCCAGACCACCGAAACCAAAATCAACAAGAGCTTCAAACGCCCATTGCACCGACTCAGCGAACTTATCCACTCCCTGTGCCTGTAATTCTGAAATGTATCCATCCGTCAGTCGGATATCACCATCACTGATGGCCGCATAAACCGGTATACAGAACTCATCTGTCCGGACGCGGGAAATATCAATCTGAGGTGTTAACGGAGTGACTTCACGTACGAAACAAACCGGCCGAGCCGTAAACACAAATTCAGGCTGCTTCATTGCGTCAGTTGAATTGTTATTCATTTTCGGCGCCCTCATCATCAGACCCGGTATCAAACGGTAATGTTGAAAATTGCGACTGAGCAATAATTACCCCCATTTTGAAAGCCCGCTGTTCTGCTTTGGTTTCAAACTGTATTGTCCGGCCCATTTCCGGAATATTAATCAGCTTGTCTGCATGTGTTACCAGCAGGTTGCAACCCTCTTTTGCAACATCGTGCCAGTCAGTAATTTCCTGTTTAAATAACGCCAAATCGATTTTATCGGTGTTCATAAATACCTCGTTATCTGGATTCAGGCGTAAGGGTGACCTGACGGGTTTACGCCTGAATTAAAAAGAGATTGTTTTTTAGTGAGTTACGTTATTCAGCAGTTTAATGAATCAATATCGGTGTAATAAGGCTCAATATCGATTTCCACAATAGTCCGGCTATTTTTATCTTCGGCCCGGCTTAGTGTTCTGACTGACGGGCCACCGCGTAAAATACGGTTCGGCTGATAAATAAAATAAGACCCTACCGGATAGCGTTCATTAAACTGCTTCGCTGACAACCTGGACATTACGACCTCCTGCTTTGACACAAAACTCAGCACGACGTTCCGCCCACTGCCGGTTTTCATATTTTTTTGCCAGTCCGGCCGCATCTGTCCAGTTACGTCCGGCTTCGTTATAACGGCCGTTGCGCTCTGCGATGGCCGCAACGGTTGCATAATGTCTGAATGACATATCACACCCCTGCGATATCTAATGAAATCTGAATATATTTACCGTCAGTACCGCTCCGTTTGTAGATACGGATATAACGGCTGCTGCTGATAGTCTGGACAGACTCACTGACAGCAGTCATGGCCCTGAGCCATTTTTCATCTGTGATATTCAGGCGGCGTAATTTGAGAATATCCCTTGTGCGGATATTGCCCGCCGTATCAACTTTAAAGGCATCCTCAATGATTGCCATAATTTCAGGGCGGGCACCGGTTGACCAGTCCCGGATGCACTCATCAATCAGTGCCTTGGCGGCCTGCAGGCGTTCATCAAATGCCAGGTGATCCTGAATTGCCACCTGAACACGATATTCACCATCAAAACTGTGCAACTGAATGTTACCTTTTTTACCTCCTGATACCACGCCATACTGCTCTGACGACAGTTCACGGAATGCATCCACTTCATCAAAAGCATAACGTTTAAAGGTTTTAAGAGCTTCCTGCTGTGCTTCTGCAAGTCTGACAATATCACCGACCACAGTATCACGGGCGCGGTCAATTTCTTTGAGCATATCAACCGGAATCAGACAACCTCTGGCATCACGCCAGTATCCGTCAGGAACTTCATGCTGAGTGAACTGCTTATCATTAATGGACATTACAATTTTCCTTATGGTTGATAAGAATACTGCGGGTTGCTTTTAATTCTTTTGTGATGCATTCATTGACCTTATCCATGAGCCAGCGGGCAACAAGTTGTTCGCTGTCCGTGTAACCGGTTTTCCGCGTTTCTGTTGCCACACCGGCGGTCATTTTTCCGTCCCCGGTATCTGTTATGGTGATAACGACTCTCGTACTCATAATGTTGTTTCTCCTGTTGCTATGCTGGTTTCAGCGAAAAATCTGGCTGTTATAACCCGCTTTCCTGAAACCAGTTTCATAAAAACTGACTCACAAAAAGGGCAGGAAGCCAGAGAATCCCATACCTCACGACCTGATGCCGGTAATGTTTCAATCCCCGCACCGCAGTGCGGACACGTAAAACTAACCAGAACCACTTTCTGTTCCTTTAACCGGTTAACCCAGCGGATATACTTTTCTTTCAGTGTCTCTGTTGTTTTCATCGCTGCATTCTCACTGTTAATGAATGGACTCAGACCAGTACACACGGCATCCGCGATGCATAAAAACGCCTTGTTTATAATAGCCGTGGCGGCTGTTACCGAACTCCAGATAACAGGCTTTACCTGAACGGATAAACTGCTCACAGCATGCATGACGCTCAATTCTGATCACCGGATTAATACCGCTGGTTGACACTCCCAGCACTTTAATACCTCGTTCGTTCAGGCTCATCACAGCTGAACGAACCTGAAACAGAACATCTAAAACTTTCTGATTGTCGGAAGCATTTTTAATATTCATCCTGACCTCACTAATTAATCAGCATTTCAGCAAATCCGCTCACCATTGCCACATCAACCGGACGCTGGTTAATCTGACTGCCGCGTGACACACCACGCAATAACTTAAACAGCCGTCGGGCATTACCTTTGCACACCCTGAATAACTCAGAGAAAACCGGCTCATCCTCAATTTCCGGCAGTAGTTCTGTGATAATCTGCCGGATATCTTCTTCCGGTAACGCATCCCCCATACGCAGGGCAAAACCGACACGGCTGTACAGCTGCTTATACTCTCCGCGCTTACCTTTCAGGTTCAGGATAAGACGCGGCATGCCTGCCAGAACAATACCGACACCGGACTTATCATGAATGCGGCGTAACGTCTCAAGGGCACGGTAAGGCAGGTTTTCAGCCTCATCGACCAGAATGACTTTTCCTGAGTCACGCAGTGCCTGGATGATAGCTTCACTCAGTTCGTGCATGTTGCCGCGCTTAGCCAGCCCAAGTTTATTACACAGTTCTTCAAGTACCACGCGGGCGGTATACCCCGGGTCTGCCTCAATCAAAACAGCACTCAGGTTTTCAGTGGCGTACCGGCGCATAATCATGGTCTTACCCATACCGGCATCACCATAGATCACGTTAATATCCCCATCCAGATGCGCCATTTTGATAACTTCCATACCTTTTTTGGCCATGTATGTCGCAACATAAACCGGCTTGATGTTACGGGCTTTGGCTCGGTCATGCTCACGCTGAATAAACTGGCGGACTTTCTCTTCAACGCCTTTCACATCACCGTTATATTTGCCCTGCAGATACTGGTTAATTACGGCTGTACTGACGCCGACACCGCGTGATGCCTGTGCCTGAGACCAGCCTTTTACTGCTAGTAATTCCGATAATTCAGCCACTAATGACATAATCATATTCTCCTGTTATTGGTTACCGGCTTTTCGGGAATTCAGGTGCTCATACTCAGTCTGTAAGAACGTGGTGGGTTTACGCCCTGACGGCACCGGTGATTCAGCGGGAATGAAACCACTGAAATCAGGCCGGTGTTCGATAACAGGCTGTGTTTCCTGCCGGATAACCTTAATTTTCCCTTCCAGTTTATTAATCTGGCGTCTGGCGCGTTTCTGTTTCGCAGACTCAACCATACTGACCGGAATGGCCGCACGTTTGTTACCGTTCCAGAGGGCAGTACAAATCCAGCTGCCATCCATCCGGTACACATTGATTTCATCCGGATTGTTGATATCCACACCAATTCTGACTTTCTGACCGTCATGGTCTGCCAGCTCCCAGGCAAAGTAATCGTTGTTGTCAAAATTAATCCAGCCGCGACTGCACGTCCGGACAAACTGCGGTTTAAACATTTCGCGCAGCTCCATTTCTGACAGGTACTCAATATCGTCACCCTCAGCAGCCAGCACGGCTTCGCGGTACTGCGCCGGGGTTAAATACCGGCCGTTATACTTCGGTAACTCACTGTGCTCATGGCTGTTGTTATAGCGATCAACCTCATACTTAACAGCATCCAGCAACGCCCCCCATGACGGCAGTTTTTTCAGGGCGGAAGTCTGACGCGGAGACAACGCCTTACCCTTGTCAGCAGCATTGACAGCGGACTCAATCGCGCGGTCAAGCACCCGGACATGTTCACGGTCAGCCCGTTTCCCGTTATAGGTGGCGAAAGACTGGGCAATCCTCAGCGGAATAACGCCGTTGAGCCGTTCAATAATGCCGCGTGCCTGAGGATGCCCCGGGATGCCGGTAATATGCTCACCATCGCCGCTGTCGATACCCAAACGGGAAAAAATACCCAGTAATTCATCATCCAACATATTGTTAGTCTGGCCGCCGCCGTTATCGGAATACACAATCAGCGGCTTACCGTAATGGCGCATTCCGCAGGCATAAGCCTCTGCCACACCCAGCGCGTTCTCTGCATATGACAGGCTCCAGCCGACAACAAAGCGTGTCCGGGCATCAATAACCAGTGTTAACTCCGGCGTAAACGGACGTCCGTGTATCGGATGGGCGACTTTCATATTCAGGGACTTACCGTCAGATACCCAGCAACCGTTGACAGGCAGCTGTGACCAGTCACGTTTCTGGTAAGGCTCCAGCGCTGTAGCAGCGGATCCGGTGACACGGCCACGCAGACGTTCACGCTTCGGCATCTTGTTTAATGCCCTGCGTACCGCGTCATACCCCGGTACAGCAGCCAGCATGGCTGGCTGGTCTTTATAACGAATCTCCCAGGCATCACAGAATTTTTCATGACAGACCTTCATGCTGAATCCCTGCGGGTCACGCCAGAACACCAGAAAATCAGGCAGCCAGGCAATATGCTCAGGCTTGCGCTTTTTCTGATGACCGGGGGCAAGCAGAGCCAGCCGCTCACCACCGTTGTGGGTGGTCTGATAAATAGTGACCCACTCCTGCAGAGAACGGGGACTGAACCCTTTACGGCTTGAGCCTTTGCGGGCATTGGCCGCATCAGCCGCCCGCTGCAGGTGTGGTGGCAGCGTCTCTGTTCTGGACTGATCTGATATCAGATTCACCGCTGCCGTTCTGCTGGAACCCAGCCGGATCAGTTTTAAAACTTCCTGTGCCAGCATGGCGCGGGCATCCGCAATATCTTTCTGATTGCCGGTCAGTTCTCCCACTCTGGCATCAAGCAGAGCGGGACACTGACGCATAATGTCAAGGTCACCCGCCAGCTTTTCGGAACGGGGTGTTTTTACCTCTTCCGGTTCCGTTGTTGCCGGTATCTGAGCTTCCAGAGCCTGAGCATAAAAGCGGGATTTAATCACTTCCTGTACCGCGGATGGCAGGCAGTCAATGTGATATTCGAATGCGTTAGTGCCTTTACGCTTACGCTTTAAGCCGGTACCGTTAGCGATTTTGTCTAAGCTCTGACGAATACCTTTCGTTGTCGAAGGCATTCCGGGTATACCCATTAACTCCTTTACGACAACATACATATTAAGACACCTTATTCATCTGACCGCGCTTACGTAACTCGTAACGGCTGGGCCAGATCTCCTCAGCTGGAACACCGATAACATCCGAAATGATTTTTTCATAAGGAACACTCGGCGCTCTTAAAACACCTTTTAATGAATCTGGCGCATAACCTGCCGCGATAGACAGCTCCCGAAAAGTAAATCCACGCTTTGAAATCTCAGCCTTGATATCTGCAGGGTGCCAATCAGATTGTTTCGCTTCATTTTTTTTCATCAT